ATTCAACTTTCTCTGCACCACATAAATCTAAACCTTCAATTAAACTTACAAGTTTTCCATCTTTATCAACAGAATATCCAGTATCAGCAATAATTGCAGTTGCTTTTATATAATTCTCAAGAATACTTTCATAATAATGTAAATTCACAAAACCACGATTTACATCACAAGACTTACCACCTTCATTTGAATAAATGGTAAACTTTGATACATTATATTCTCTTGCTACTTGATTATTGAGACTCATTATCCAATAGTTAAAGATGATTGAATTTGATTGAATGACGAAAAACTCGTATTATTATTTACTATACTTCCTCCAGCCGGAATTGTAACTTGCTTTTCTATAATTCTTGTTTGGCTAATAAATGTAACTCCACCGGCAAACTCATAATCTCCCTGTTGGTCTAATCCGAATGCGATTTTTGAAATTTGTTTTGGTGCCAATGATGCCTGGGGAGTTCCACCTAAAGTTGGTTTCAGTGTTGGTCCTGGTGCATTTCTTTGATCTTTAATTGCGTCAATTAACCATTTATTTTTTCCTCCACTAAAATCAATATCGTTTCCTTGTTGATCTTTAAGTGTGTTATTTTTTTCGTCAACATAGTACTTTTTGCCATTGACCAAATAAAGTTTTCCTCTTGGTGTTGGTTTTTTTTGTAATGTAATTTGATCTTTTCCAAGAATATTTCCTGCTTCGTCCATAGGTTTGGAAGCAATCTTCGCTTTTACATTTCCACCATACCTAAAATAACTATCTTTGACTGCAGCAGCATTTCCATATCCCTCATAAGTCATTGCACCTCCATTAGGATAATACTCAAAATGTAAGTGAGATCCTTTAGATGCTCCAGTATTTCCCTGACGACCAATCATTTGTCCTGCTTTTATTGATTGTCCAGTTCTTACATTAGTAGATTTTAGGTGTCCAAATCTAGTTTCTGCACCATTGGAATATCTAAGTATAACACTATATCCATATCCATCTCCTTTATCTCCTGACCATACAACTTTTGCGTCTTGTGCAGAAGAAATAGGAGAACCATCACCACCATCTAAATCTATTCCTTTGTGCATTTTCCCCCATCTCCACCCTTGTCCCGATGTTGTCGGTATTTGTGATGGAAGAATTCCACCAGTGACCATTGCTTCTGGACCTTTGGTTTTACTGGGCAAGTATCTATTAGATTGTCTTTGTACTTCTGCAGGCTGTGCCTGAGATCCCCCAGGCAAAGAAGGCCAAGTATTTTTTAATAAGTTATCTGCTTTTCTAAAATCGCCAGATATGATAGCATCAAAAGCTTTTGGATTATATTTCTTAATCCATGCCATTGTTGCTTTAGATGCTGTTGTGAAATCCGCATCACGAGGACTCAACCCACCAGAAGCTTGTATTGCTTCTTGAGTAAATGCAGGAAATGCTTGATAATAACCCATTCCTGGGGATCCTTCAGCATTTGGTATATTTCTAATTCTAGTTTCTAGATATGCAAGTCTAGTTAAATATCCTGCCATATTTTCTGGAATTCCAGCCTGCAGTAATTCGGGAGATACTTGTCCGCCACCATCATATCCATCAGGTGTTCTACCATCAAAAGAACCACCATCAGGAGCAGAATAATCTTTTTTTGTAAACTGTTGGCGGATAGATTGAAGTGTCCTATTTACCTGACTATTCACCATTGTTTCTAGTGTCTTGCCGATACTCTCGCCAATTTTGACTCCTATGTTTTCATTGGTTGATAATGTCCTCGGCACAACTCCACCATTGGCAAGACCAACAATTTGATTTTGGACACTAGCGATTGTTCCACTTGTTTCTGCATCTATTGCATTTTGAATTAGATGACCAAATCCAGTTCCAATTTTTTTAAATGTTCTTGGATCTGGTCTTTGGCCCATAGTAGAATCAAGGGAAGCCCCCATAATGCTACCAATCAATGGAACTTTTTCTTTATAGTTTTTAGATGCAGTTTCTAATACACCAAGAGGATTTTTTTGTCTTGGGTCTGTTGGCGACGGGAATAATTTTTTAATTTCTTCTCTTCCGCCAATATCTTTACCTGGGATTGTTCTTTGTGGTTGTATTCTTGGTGGTTTTGTTCTAGTTTTTTTAATTGTTCTACTAATTGGAGAAGAGGCGCTCTTTTTACCTCTTGTAACTTGACCTCCTTGTGCCTTTCCTTTAAGTTTATCGCCGCCAACTAAAGAATCATAAAGTGCTCCACCAACAATATCACCCAAAATCCCACCAAGAATTGTACCAGCAAAAGGCACAGGAACAAATGTTCCTAGAGCAGAACCAATTGTAGCACCAACTGCTTTAGCTGCTGCTCTCCCTGGCTTTTCTTTGAATATTACTGTGCTAATAATAAAATCAATCAGACCTCCAATAATTGGAACTTTACCGAGTGCTTTTCCGGCTAATCTTCCGCCAAATCTTCCGGCTGTTTTTCCAGTTAGTCCTTTATAACTCCTTTTGCCAAATTTTTTAATGTATGCTTTTTCGCCATGTTGACTTAAGTATCTTGCCTGTGTTCTTTTGCTGACTTTTTGTCCAGTTTGTCTATCTACTCCTAGTCTTTCTTTTTTTCTGCCACCGCCAACACTAAAATCTGCACTACCAGAAGCAGCCATTCCAGCAATAAGAGCTAGGTTAGCAAACTTATTAAATTGAGTATCAAATTCTTTCAGTCGTTTTTCTGTATCATCTCCACTGATGCCAGCAATAATATTTTTGACTTGATCATATGCTTTATAACCAAATCCAACAAAATCTACAACTCCATTAAGAATATTTCCAGTAATAGTTTCAAAATTTTTAAATGCTGGACCTAATAATTTAAGAAAATTTAGTACCTTTGGAATATGTTTTCCGAATTTGGTAAAAGCAGCACCAAGTAGAGTGTAAAAAAGAAACTGCTTTATTCGATCTAGAAATCCCATCTTCGGGAATTCAGTTGGTTTGAAATCTGGAATTAATTTATTTTTCTTTTCCTCTGAACGAAGTTCTTTCTCTTCAAATTTTTTTCTTTCGTTTTCTTTTCTTTTTCTTTCTTCTGATTTTTTTAATAATGAACTATTGCCTTTAATTATTTTTAAAATAGAAAGAGTATTCTTTCTAATTTCTATGACTTCAAATAATAAAGTTTTTGGTTGGTTCTTATTTCCCTCTGGTTTGACATCAGATGGATTGAGACTACTCGATGAAATATTACCAATCCCAGATGCAATAGAAACTCTCTGAGATGAGAGACCTTCATTTTCCGTTTTATTCTGTGGTATGAACTTATTTGAATTTATTTTTGCCATCTTATGCTAGACCATAGATTGCAGCATTGATTGATGCCTGGGTAGAATCTGGTGGCATAAACTGAGGAACTTTTGTTCCACCAGAACTGGCAATTTGAGAATTTTCTTGTTGTACAATTGGCGGCAATTCTATAAACGACATTTTTGAATTTGAAACTGGGGGTCCAGGCAAATTCATTTTTGCTTGGGGACCGAGCTTTAAAGTTTCATTATAAGTTTTTTGTAATAATTCAGGAGCTTTAACTGGTTGATTATAATAACTCTTACCTTCAAGATTTGGTAATGATGCCCACTCCCCAGCAACAGTATTCAATATTCCTCTACTTAATCCTTGAGATTTAAGTTGCGGTAAAGAAATCCCCCTTCGTTTTGCCAATGCCCAGGCAGCACGATCTTGATTTTCTGGTGTCATTTTATCGGAAGGTTTCAATACATTCATAATCATCAATTGTTTTAATGTATTAGGCATAAATTGATATGCCCCAGATGCCCTCGACTCTCCACCACCCCATGGTGCTCTACCACCACCAAATCTTTTTGGTAGCATATCAGTCATTTGCGTATTAATTAATTCCTTGACTGTCATCTGGCGAATTGGAACTTCGGCTCCACCGTAGATCGTATCATAAGAATTTTTGGATTTTATAGTTCCTTCCGCAACTTTAAGTGCCCTGAGGAATGCTTGAACTTCTCTAGATTTGTGCTCATATTTTGGTGCTGGGCCATGCCATGATGGACCAAATGATTTTTTTGGTTCTGGTGATTTGGAACCAAATAAATTTTTAATTCCTCTCATCATTCCACCAATCATTCCTCCGCCTTGTGCCACTTGAATTTTATTGACCATCCCACCGCCTTGTGCCATCTGTATATTATTAATGAACTTTGGAATATTAGTTCCTCCGCCCATCTTATTCATCGCCAGAAGCCTCTCTGCGCCCCAATAATCCACTGCTTTCTTGCTGAAGACAACTTCACCTGGCTGAAGCACTGTTGCCTGTGTATCTGGTCCTACTCCTGCTACAGTAATTCCAGTGCCTTCATCGACATATCCACCTTCAAATGGTTGAAGTGAAGTTTGCTGTCCACCACTAGCAAATGCTCTAGCAAGTGGAATCAATCCACCACCTTTAAATGCCGGAATTCCACCCGAAGAGCCGAGATCAAGTATACCTTTTTGGAAGCTTGGTGTTTTTCCATAATTTGGATCTGCACTTTGCAATTCTTGATCTTGTTTCTGTTTTCTAGATTGCATATACATTCCAATACCAGCTGCAGCACCAGCGGCACCAATTGCTATTGATGCTTTGGGATACTTTGCAATCAATTTCAATAATTTAGGAATGGCAAACTTAGATAATCTTAATGTAAGTTTTGCAACAGTTCCAATAAATGCACGAACAAACTGACCAAATGGTGTGGTGAATAGAACGATAGCACCCAACAGTGCTGGCCACCAATCCTTCAAAAACTGCTTGAGTGTTTTTACTCGTTCTTTATTCTTTGGATTATTGAGCCATTTTACAAAATTTGTGAATGCCTTACCAAGTAGAGTGAATACAATGAAATTAATAATTTTATCGAGAATTCCTTGGACAGGAGCAAGTAATTTAGATGCAAAGGTAGTTACTTTTTCAATTCCTTTTTCTAAGGATTCCTCTCGTTTTTGTCTTCTTAAAACTTCTGCTCGTTTTCTTTCTTTATCTTCTTGTTTTTTATATAATTTATTTCTTTCTGTTAATATTTCAAGTATTTTTGATGTGACTCTATTAATAGAGACTACATGCTTCAGTAATCCATCAAATGTTTGCTGTTCTGGTTTTGGCTGTTCTGTTGCAAGACTTTCTGGTTTTACTCTTGCTTTTGGTGTTGATGTAACTGCTCTGACATTTGTTGCATTAATTTTCCCGGACTTTTTGAGCTTGAATTTTCCTACTTTATCTTTTACTCTTTTGAGTTCATTCTGTAGAATTTTGGTGTGTTTCTTTGATATTTTTTTGCCAGTTTGCCAAGATCCTTCCAATAATCTTTGGGAAATTAAATCACTGTAATCTTCATAATCAACTTCTGATGTATCTTCCATTCCTAGAAGTTCTAATAGCTCAGAATCAATCTCTTCTTCTACTAAATCATCTCTACGAGTTCCTTCATATATGGGAGCTGGAGCAGTTGGTTCTTCAGCTATATTTTTAATTAGATCTTCTAATGTAGGAATCTCAGGTTCGTTTTTTAAATATTGCTCAACTAACCATTCTTGATATTTTTTGTTGTCTTCCTCGAAATTTTTTGTCTTCTCTTCTTCAAAAAGTGGAAACCCACGGACATCTTTTTTTATATTTCTTATAATTGTATCTGCTTCTTTGTCATTTAGTTTGACCGCAGAATAATAAGATCTACCGTCAGGCTGCTTTTTGCCAGTAAGTTTCGCCTTGAGTGTAGCCCAAGTTTTTTCGCCAACTTGATTGAACGAAAACCACTTTACTGGTATTCCTGACGGTATGTCAACTTGCATTTTGCTGCTGCTTTAGTTTCTCTTCTTCTAGATGATTCTTCAATAAAGTTACATAAACTTCTCTTTCCCAAGGTAACAATGATTCAATCTCAGTTAATGAGTATTTATGGTATTGCATTAAGGAAAAATTAAGTTGATAATAATTTTCCAAATCCATGTGAGAAAGACTTATGCGAAAAAAGATGTTAGTCCCTCAATTGTAACCTCACTCTCTACCTTAGTCTTTGGATTTTTGATCTTAATTGTATGGGAAATTTTTGGCATTGTCTCAAAGAATTTTTCAATCAGTTTAAATTGAGAAGAGTTCATCTGATCTAAAAATTCTTGAAGTTCTTTTTTTGTTACATCAGAAGTTGCCCAAACTTCATCTTCTGTATAAATCTTATCGATGCAAGATCCTATCAATTCAAATGCCTGATCCATATCATCTGTGGCATTTAAATCAAAGTTATTTTTGATAAACTGGTCTAATGATGGATATCTCATTTCTAGATATATTTTATCATCTAGTTTAATTTTTTTGTCGTGTCCATCAAATTTTTGAACTTCAATCTCATCAATATTGATTTTTACTGGAACTGTAGTCACTTCGTCGTCTGGGCAGATGACATTGACTTCTATTTCTTCTCCGACAGATTTACCACGAATATTTAAGAATAGATATTCAATGTCAAAAGTTGGAAGAGTTTCTACTTTGATACCTCTCGTTTCAATGCAATTTTTAAGGACAGTCTTAATTGCTTCTGTTATTTGCTTTGAGTCTTCGCTTTCTAGTGCTAGAACAAGTAATTTTTCTTCTCGAACTAGAAATGGTCTGTATTTTATTTCTTTTCCGGTTGATGGTAAAGTCAAGAAATAAGTAGGTGCTGAAATCTTTGGTAATGGCATAATGTTCTTATGATCGAGTCATTGTGATTATTTATTAGGCAACATTTGGTGGAGCAAACCCTTCAAATCCAGCACCACTAAATCCACCAATGTTTCCAGGTAATGGCTGTAGGCCAAAATTATTATTTAATGGAGAAAATATATTTCCGGGATCAGATGAAAATTGTCTGAAGTTTTTAGATCTAACATAACGACTATAAGTGAAAGATACAGTGCACTTTAATAGTTGAGAATTGTCATATGAAACTGGCATTGACGCGATACTAATTGGATATGCATTAATAAATTGATAAGTTAATGGTCTATCTTTCCCTGGTTCTTTTTTTTGTGCTGGCTCTGTCGGGTCATAATCTCGTTCAAATTTTGTAATAAAAAGAGCATCTGCATGATATTGTTCTGGAAAATTCACCCTGTAATTATAATTTTTATTTAATTGTGGTGGTCTTGTTTGGTCTTGGGCCGACAATAAGTTTTCACCAACAACATAAGAAATCCAATTTTCGAAAAAATCAATTACAAAATAATTAGCATCGACATAAAAAGTAAAATCTGTCCTATCATCATATGATCTACGATATGCATGTCTTTCTGTTACACCAGTATAATCATTATTAATCTCATGAGTCATCAATGAAGACCCAGGAAGAGTAGCTTCAGAACAAGAAAGCTGAATTAATTCTTGATTTTCACCAATGTATTTTCCACCATTAAATCCAGCAGTTGTTCTCTGTGATAAAAATTCTTCGACTAGGCTCGGAGGCTTAAATTCGCAAATAAAATTAGATGTCAAAGCAGGTCTTAGTAACTTGCTTTTGATCTCAGACATCTTATAAGGTTTTATTGTTGGGCCTTCCATTTATAAATAGCTTTACTGCGTATAGTATTTAGTAGTGCATGGGGAATAAAAATTTTATTCAAGGATTTTTTCGCCCACAGAATCCCCAAAAATACATTGGGAATCCGGAGAATATCGTTTACAGAAGTTCCTGGGAACTAAGATTTATGCATTGGTGCGATCTGAATGAGAGTGTTGTTTCTTATGGGTCAGAAGAATTTTTTATTCCATATCGCTCTCCAATTGATAATCACATAAGAAGATATTTTCCCGACTTTATTATAAAAATCAAAGAACAATCTGGAGAATTTAAAACTTATGTGGTCGAAGTAAAGCCAAAGAAACAAACGATTCCACCAAAACAACCAAAGAGAAAAACTAAAAACTGGTTGTATGAAATGAAAACATATAGCGTCAATCAGGCAAAGTGGGAAGCAGCAGAAGAATGGTGTAAAGATAGAGGTATGGAATTCAAGGTAATCACGGAAAAAGAACTTGGGTTATAAAAATGTTTAAACCACTAAGTAATCAGGCTAGAAGACTCTGGAATATATTTGGAACAGTACGAACTTGGTTTTCGACACTTACAAAATCAAAGGAGAGAAAACTAAAGAGAGAGGAAGAAGAAATAAAATTTGAAGAAGATAAGTTAAAAAAAGAAGCGCCAAGATCTTATGTCGTAAGTCAACTTGAAGAAAGAAAAAGAAAATTACAGAAACAACAAAAAGAATTTTATAGTTTTAAAAATCTTATTGATAGCTTACCAAAAAATCAATCCCCAAACTTTTATTTCAATGCATTAGTTGATATTCTTTCTCGGTTGGGCAGAACTGAAGAGACAATGGAGACTGGTAAAATTTATACATTTAAGTACATCGCAAAAACAAAAGGACAGTGGTATGATGTTCATCCCGTAAGTCTTATTGTGAAAGAAGGGAGATTATATTGGAAAGGAGTCAACTACCACTGGGAAAGGAGACCAGAGTACATCGAAAGTCCAATAAGAACCTATGCTTATGGAGGAGTTCAGTCGATGTTTTATCGGATTAGACAACAAGAATTAGAATACATTCTGCAGGTTCCTTCTTTTTCCCCAGTGTTTATTTCTGGTCGCTAAATAGTTAAAAAAGTAATGTCTCATACTCTACAAAAAATTGAGATGATTGTATCCCTTATGTGGAGGGAATTCTAATGGCTCAAGTCATTTTAGATGGAACATTATCAAAAACACAATATGAATATAAAAAGAATTATCCTGGCCAAGGTGGAGATATATATTTCAATACTTATCAAACATATGATAGATCAATAGATCAACCAGGAAATATAGATGTAGGAACGCTGAAAACATATCAACTAGTTCGAAAAAACAATAATTGGTATATTGGGGCAGAGCTTGGAGTAGATGGAAAGTGGAAAGCAGTTACTGAAAAAGAAAGCAAAATATTAGTACCAAATTCTGATCCAACAAAGCCAGGATCTTTTAGTCCTATACCCAATGCAACAGATGAAAAAGTCTTGGGCGATATCGTCATAGCAGATTTAAATGCTGGTGGACGAACATCATTAAGATTTCAGGCGATAACTAATTCTAAAAAATTACTCAAAAAAGGTGGAGGATTGTCAGATTTTCAAGTAGATGATGAATTTCAAACAAGTAACAATATAACCGGATCTGCAGTAACACCATTGAGCCCACAAGCCCCATCTTTATTTGGTCCTCCAGTATCTCCATCTAGCCCAACAAGAAATCCTTCTGGGCCAGACCCAGCAGCAACAAATCTCTCTATAGACATAATGGAAAATATAACTCAAATAGAGCCAGATAATCCAAATAAACAATTCCAAGAATTAGTATACCCAACAAATATAAGAAACAATGGCCAAGATTTTATAAAATTTACAGTAATTAAATATATACCAAGAAAATTAGATACAAGCAAAGGAATTGGAATATTTGGAGAAAGAAGAGAACCAAACGAAAAAGAAATAAAAGGAAGTATAATCCTACCAATTCAGCCATCAATTACTGATACTAATAATGTGGATTGGAACGGACTTGGAGTAAATCCCCTAGACATGGCGTTGGTCGATGCAAGCTTCAAGTTAATGTCAATATCTACGCAAAATGATCTTGACAATTTAATTAATAGTGCAATTAATGCAGGAAATACAACATTAAATGATCCAAATGTACAAAGGGCATTAAAACTTTACCTTGCACAGAAGGCAGCAGGAGTTAATGGATTACTATCAAGAGTTTCTGGTGGAATAGTTAATCCAAATTTAGAATTACTATTTCAGGGTCCAACTTTAAGACCGTTTAATTTTACATTTAGATTATCACCTAGAAATAAGACAGAAGCAAAAAATGTAAGAAAAATTATAAGGATTTTTAAGCAGTATTCTGCAGCTGGGACTGCAAGTGAAGGATTATTTTTGACTGCGCCAAATGTTTTTAATATTCAATATGTATCAAAAAACAATGAAAATGAAATAATTGAGAATCACCAATCATTAAATAGAATTAAAACTTGTGCACTAAAATCAATAAGTGTAGATTATACTCCTGATGGATCTTATATGACCTTTAGTGACGAAGCAAGAACTATGACATCATATAATCTTAGTATGCAATTCCAAGAACTTGAGCCAGTAACAACAAAAGATTACAAAGATATAGATTCAAACGAAATAGGTTACTAAAATGCCTTCATATTTCAGACAAGTTCCAGATTTTGAATATGTCAGTAGAGATCCAAATCAAAGACAGATCTCTGAGTATGCGACTGTAAAAAATTTATTCCGTCGCGGAAAACTCCGTGAGGATATTTTTGGAAATCTTTCATACTTCACAAAGTACAAAATTATAGGCGATGAAAGACCAGATAATGTAGCATATAAAGTCTATAATGATGAGACTCTTGATTGGGTAATTCTTCTTTCTAATAATATTCTTAACATTCAAACCGAATGGCCATTGCCACAAACGATCTTTGATAAGGTAATGTTAGAAAAGTATGGTTCTTATAATGAACTTTATAATGATATCCATCATTATGAAACACAAGAAGTTAGAGATAGCACTGGAAACTTAATTCTACCAGAAGGAATCATAATGCCAAATGAATGGAAATCTGGTAATGGATTCGTAAATGCATTTAAAGGTACAGGGATTATATCTAGATTAGTTTATTTTGAAGATACTCAAGAAGTAGAAATAACGATAGATTTAAATTTGGGAGAAGATATAATTGATTTGAAACAATATCTTGAAATTGATATCACCAATGCTGTAGATGAATCACTCAATGGAAAATTTCAAATAAAAAATGAAGTAGAAAGAGAATCTGTTGATATTGATGGAGATGGAGAAAATGATTTATTTAGAATCAAATTTAGAATTGATATAGTAGGAAATGCTCCAACATCTGAAAATGGAGTTGAATTAGAAGTAACTGGAAATGAAACTATTGAATACTATTCAAAAGATTTTCTATCCACAACAAATCAATATTATTATGATTATTATGATGTAAACTTAGAAAAAGAAATTAGATTGGCAGCATCTAATATTTTAACACCGATTACAAATTATGAATATGAAAGTCAAATAGAAGATGCAAAAAGAAATATATTTGTACTCAAACCAAGATATTTAAATATTGTATTTAATGATCTAGAAGAAATTATGAAATATAAGAAAGGTTCTACTCAGTATGTAAGTAGAACCTTAAAAAGAGGAGATAATATTAGACTTTATTAATTTCCAAGAACAAAATTTAATTGTTCTTTTAATTCATCATAAGACTTAAACCGATCAAGCGATTTCATTTCGGATAATGAATATGCCCGACTCATAATGTCAGCATCAATTTCTAATGGCTCAACTGGACCAAAATTGGATCTATCATATTCATGGCATCCATCAATATCCTCAATATAATAATTAAAGTTGCATCCTTCTTGTAGATCAAAGATATTTACTTCCATATCTTTTTCGATTTCTGGATACATTTGATTTACAATCTTTCGAAAAACAGTTCTACCATACTTCAGAATAAAAACTTTTCCATTATTTTTTGGATTTGTAGAATCATCAATGACATAGATATTGCTATAATATGCAATCTTCATTTTCTGTTTTTTGACAACATCTTTAGCTATTTTTCCATTAGTACTCAATAATTTTTGATTATATTCTGAAACTGGATCCTTTTTCTTAATATTCACCAAAGAATTTTCTTCGTATAAAATTCCAGTGGGACCATAAAAAGAGTAATAAAACAGACTAATCCATGGAAAATCATCTCCATCAATGGGAGGAAGAAAACGAATAGTTGATCGAAATTTTCCGTCACTGTCCAAAATTGGATTATAAAATCTCTCTTGTTTTGGTTTAATGTTTTTAATTTTCATAAGAAAAATGGGGAGCTAATAAACTCCCCAAAAAGAATTACCCTGCTAGCTTACTAAAGTATGCCATTGCATCATCTTCGTCTTCGTCAGTTTCTTCTACCGTAGAAGACTTACTGCGAGAATAAGACTCTTCAAGCTCTTTCATGATGTCACTCTCTGATGATTGTGCCAAAGGCTCAAGCTCTTCTTCTTGTTCCCGTACAGACTGAGAAATTGGCTTAGAACCAAGAACATAATTTAGGCGCTTCTCAAGTTCTTCTGGCGACTTAAACTTATCTCGGGAAATAAGTTCTTGTAGTGAATGTTCGGTCTTCCAAAGTGCTTCTAGTTCATCATCATCCCCATCAAGAAGTGCAGATGGTGGTTCAAATACGCTATCATCATAATTTGGATAGCCAGCAACTTTTTTGACGCGAAGACGGAAATTAGCCCCATTCCATAGATCAAATGGATCAATTACTGGATCATCTTCAAATTCTGGTTTCATTGATGCTTTAATTTTATCAAATACTTTAGAACCAAATCGGAAAATTTTAACTTGACCTTCTAATGAAGGATCAGCAGGATTACTTACAATGTAAACATTAGCGTAGTAGCTGAGTCTACGCTTACGAGTACGAGCAATTTCTTTATCGGAATCTACTCCAGAGTTCCAGAGTTCTGAATTAGCTCGACATACAGCACACTCTTCACCAAGAGTCGTAAGACAATTTTCAATAAACCAACGACCATTGACCTGGAAGCCATGATTGTATAGTTTTACGAAAGGTAGATCCTCATTTGGAGGAGCTGGTAGAAAACGAATTACAGCACGACCATTGCCTGCCTTATCAGTTTCTAGTTTAAAAAGATTTGGGTTATCACTAGAATTATTGCCACCCATTTTCTCTGCTTCCTTGATAAGCTTTTCAGTTAGGCTACCAAGGGAAGACTGTTTTTTGAGATCTTTAAAATTCATATTACGATTGATACGATGGATAATTTAGGCTGCTTTGGGGTTCCTAAGCCCATAAGCTAATCATAGCATAGAGTCATTCGTTTTGCAACTCTCTTTTGGTGTCTTCTATCAAATTAAACATATTTCGAAAAACATCTTCTATTTGCACTTCTCCAGGAAGTCCTATTAATTTTGTTGCATCATCTAATCTATTTTTCATTTCAATTGCATCTGGGTTATCAGATAAACTCAACCTAGCATATAAAATTTTTTGTCTTTCTAACAATTTTTCTAGTAATTTTATATGCTCTAATTTTTCATTTTTTGACATTAGATGAAAAGACAAAATATTACAAGAAATTTTTTCTTGTAATATTTCAATTTCTTTTAACTCTTCTTTGACTATTTCCGATCCGAAAAATGTCACAATAATACTTTTCTTATGATGTTCTTGTATTTATCTAAATCAATCACCAAAAATGGAGAATATTTTTTAATTTTCATAGAGATTAATTCCCATATTGGATCTAATAACTGTTTATCAAATTTTTCTCTATAGTGAATCATTTTATCTAATATTACCATTGTTTCTAATGATAGATTACCAGAAAAATATTCTTTTACTAATTTTGGATGTTTATTGTTTTTTAAATTTATAAATTCTAGGAAATTTTTTCCCTCGAATACATTCCTCAAATCTGACTCAAAAACATAAGACAACGATTGTCTTTTTTTCTTCCACTCTAGATAAATTTCATTTCCATTTTTTATGATATCACCAATCCAGAGAGAAGATGGATCTGTAGAAGAAATGAAATTAGAGACAAAAAAATCTATTATTTCATCGTCTTTTTTTTGTCTTGATAATCTTTCGAAAAATAATCTATCTTTTCTTTTGTGAAAAGACTGAATCGATGCTTTTACATTTCCATTATATTTGTGATAATCATATTTGTCACTAGAAAAATGGTTTTTTAATGCAATATATGTTTTGTATGTTTCATGTGGTGTCACTTTCATTACAGAGGAAGTTTAGCTTTTGAACTTTGCTTTAAAAAATTTAATTCTATTGCATCACATTTTAACTTTTCTTTAAGTGGTTTTGTTATTAATTTTGAGATAGATTCTACCTCAATACCATTTATTTCGCAATATTGAACTATTGCACTAATATAATTATGTTCTGGGTCGCTTTGTACTAAACTTTCAATCTCTTGTGCAAATTTATCTTGACATAAAAACTTTTTTTGAAATTCTTTTTTTAGTTCATCGGAGTGATTTGTATTCATTGAGTTTATCCTGAGTAAATTTTTTTACATATTGTACAAGAAGTCGAATGTATTTTTCAATATCTGTTTCAATATAAGTCACGACTTCTCCATTCTCACATGCCATAATAATTACAAGTTGTGTAACTTCTTTGCCAGTTAATTCCTTAAGCATAAATGCATAAGCCGCAGCCTGAACAAAGTAATTTTGTATCCATTCTTTTGGTTTTGGTTTTTCTGATGACTTATAATCAATGACGCTTAGCTTACCATCATAGTCAGCAATTGTATCTACTGTACCAGCAATTTTAAAATATTCACTGCAAAGAGAACTTTCAATTGCAATAATATTGTCAATTTTATCTAATTCAGATTTTGCAACATCGAACAGAAACTTAGGAAGAGGAGTGGATTCCGGCAAAGGTTCATTTAGTAAATAATTTTCAATTAATGAATGCATTGCAGTCCCACGATTTGTGGATGCTTTTGTAATGCGATTTGCCTCTTCTTCTCCTACTTTCTTCCGCCAACTAACGAATTTTTCTTTATTATAATGTGATGTAACGGAAGTAACAGAAACAAATTTTCTTAATTCATTCTGCCCTGGGATCTTATAATAGCGAACGCCATTAATTGTTTCTCGCTCTAGTTTAGGTAAATTAATTTCGATGTGATTAAATTTCTTTAATTTTATTGTTTGCCAAGGTGTGCTCATATCACTGTTTCGCCTTTACTCAGTGTAGCATAAAAAAGATTGAGCGTCAAAGACCAAGAGAATGCTTTGCGACGACAAACTCACGAACTAAATTTGATCTTACAATGTCATCAACTCCAAACTCAATTTTTTCAAATGACGGCATCACATCGACGATCTTTAAAAAATCCATGATTCCATTTCTTTCACTCATTTTAACTAAATCACTTTGTTCGACATCTCCAGCAAACATAATTTTTGTATCTACACCACATCTAGAAATAACGGAGAAACATTCATGCCCAGAACAATTTTGTGCTTCGTCAACTATAATAATACAATTATCTAGGGTTACGCCCCTAATAAATGAAGTACACCAAAAACTTATAGTTTCTTGTGCCTTAAGATTTCCATAGAGTATTTCAAAGTCGTCGTCTGATGGTAGTTGGAACATGTACTTTACCATGTTCTTATATGGAATTTCAAATAAAGATTTTTTATCTTCTTCTTTACCAGGGAGAAAACCGATTTCACGAGTTTGTACAAGAGACCTTACAATATAAATTTTTTCATAAGGACTTTTTTCATTTAGAACTTCCTTCAGTGCTTTATAAAGAAGAATGAAGGTTTTACCACTTCCAGGAACTCCATGAGCAAAGATGTTTTTACCTTCATCATAATAATCAAACAATTTTCTTTGATTATCTGTGAGTGGTTCGATGTCTAAAATTAAATCCGAATTAATCGGTTTCTTTTTTTTCATTTTCCTAGTTGTCATACCAGCTCCGATAGGCTGATAATCATCCGTGGTTTTTTTTCTTCTTGTCATGTCGTCAATATTGTATTTTTGATTTACTTCCAGCTGATTTGTCTGCTTTTTTTAACACTTCTCCCCATCCAGGGTGTTTATTTACTAAGCGATTTTTCCAATCTCCCACTTCTCCTGGACTTGCACATCCCTCGGACCAATCACGCTGCCACTCTTGATTATCTTCATACCACTGTGTAATATCATGAACACTCATTTCTATTACTTTTTTTTCTCCTGTTATTTTATTGATGATTGGATAAATTGCCAATTTTACTCCTCTATGACATATGAAAATATTTATTCGATATAATCAAGGAGAAAGTTTTGCTTTTTTCAACCTTTTCTCCTCATAATACTCCCAGACATTTGGAGACCATTTTTGCAATTCGGGAATAAATGAATCGCATAATGCCTGAATCTCAAGTTGAGCATCAAGTTTAGCACGAAGATCCATAAAATGAAGAACAGATCGAAGATTGAATGAGACTACAAAGTTCTGACGAATTGCCTGGGGAAGATAGTCACGAATATGTTCTTCACACATACCTTGCTCATAATACTCAGCATACTCCTCACACTCGCTTAGAATGCGCCCCAACTTGCGTTGACGGTGCTCTTGGGTCCATTCATACTTCTTACCCTTACGGTTAGTATAGAACCCTTCAGGGCGAACATAGAAGACATCCTCAATATCAAGTTCACCTTTGGCAACCTTAACAACTCTTTTTCCAGTGTATCTCTGTGATTGCACATCCCAAGAAGTTCCAATGCGATGTGTTCTTGCCTGGACAATTACACTATGTACGAAACCAGAAACTGAGAATGTAATTGAGGGATGTTCCAAACAATTCCCACAAATAACAATTTTTTGATTGCGACGAACAATCAAAGCACCAGTAGAAACAGTAGCACAGTGAATTTGCCCTTTATAATTAATCCATTCTTCTACATATGTTTTTGATCTACCAGATTGTGATGTTTCTACTCTTGGACTAATTTGTGTGGTTAATCTAAGAACATACAAATCTTTATGATTTTCATTAGTTCTTTCTTCAATATGACAAGTAAACCTCAAGTCATTTACAGAAGCAATCGCTTGCATCTGTTCTGCTAACACTTTAGAAGTAGTTGAATAAGACCAAGTATTTCTCCTTTTAGTTCCATCAGAATTTCTCAGACCTTCAAGAAGACTAAGAACACAATTATTTTCCAATCTCAAATATCTTTCAGGAAACTTTTTAGATTCATCTTCGGTAAGACAATTAGTTTTAAACCAGTTACCAATGCCAGTGAATGATACAGTATATCTATTATTTTTAGTTGGATAAAAATCTACCCCAAGGTCTTTACACAAATTTTCAAGATAATCAATTTTACGCTTCAATTTTAAATGAAATCTCAATGTATTTTCTTTGGCATCTTTGTCCCCATCACCAATCCAAAATCCAACTAATTCCCAAAATAGTTCATTATCAATTGGAGTTTGTAAATTGGTTCGATCGGAAATGGAAAGATTTCCAGTAGTAATATATCTAACTGGTTTTTGATAGACTTCTTCTGCAGTTATAGCATAAGGAGAAGTCCAAGTTCCATCTTTTTTTCTATTTTGAACAATCATACGATGATCTGGACTTACAAGAATATCCAAAGATTGTCCAGTCAGGTGATACATTTTACCTTCATAATCCCATCTTTGAACTGCTGAAGGTGTTTCAAAATTAACTGTTCCGGTTTCAATATTATAAGCGGCAAGAGAAGTTTTATCTGTTACATCAGTCCAATATACCCATCCATTTTCAGTTAATACTTGAGTATCTGAAGAGTAACATCCATAATGCCCCCTTTCATTTGCAAGTAAAGTATTTACAATCCATTCACCACATTTTTGAGGACTAGGAACTTCAACTTCGTGAATTGGAACTTCAGAATAATCCCCCCTTCCTGCTTGCCAAATGACTTGCTCTGGAATTGGATAACACTGAAGTTTAACTACATTAAGTCTTTTATCAAGTTCAAGAAGATCTTTTGCTTTGATTGGTTTCATGAATCAATCTCCCAAGTATATTTTTCTTTTTTTCGTGATTTTTTTAATTCTTTCATCATTTTTTTGATTTCTTGATAAGCAATTTCTGGTGATATTTTGTCGCCTATCTCTAGGCCAACAACATATTGAACTCTGTCACCAAATCTTGCTAATGTCCTTTCAAAATCTGTTAGATCTTCGTACATTATGGCTCCTCATAATAATCTGGTTCGTAGTCATCTATGGAATTATTTTCTTCCTTTAAATTGACAGAAAATAAATCTTCTAATTTCAAAACATTTGATTTTTCTTCTTCTTCCATTTCGAGTTTTAAAGATTGGACTAAAAGCTCCATATTTTTGATTATTAATTTTACTTTTTCTACATTCATACAAAGATTTAATTTGTCCCTGTTATTATATACAAAAAAAAGAGGGATGTCAAGATCCCTCTGATTTTAATAGATCTTCAAACCAATCTCTCATGTGAATTAAATAACAAGACCAATATTTACAACCTCTGTATGTTAATTAATAACAAGCAGGAGGTCTATTGTCTTTGTCCATATCATCATAGTGATATGTATAATTATTCATTATTGTTTTGTGATTTTAGTTTTACATTGACCAAGTTGACAAAGTGCAGCTTGATGTTTTCTATCTTTCTTCTCTTTTTGTTCTTTGATGAGTTGCAAAAAATTAATTTTTGTTTCCATCATTTCGTCTCCTTTACAAACTTAATGCCGCGATATGCCTCATTATATTGTTGAGGTTGCTGCTGTTGTTGTGATTGTTGTTGACGACGAAGATCGGTGTCATATTGAACACCACGATAAACTACTTTACTCATTAGCTTAGCTCCTTTACTTTTTTGTAAATTTGCGTTGCTTCTCCTTGGTGGATACTTCCGCTGGAAACTCCAGTCAACGATAGAGGTATCATACTACCTATTTATATGTATGTCAAGAAAGTGTTCGTTTATACTGTTTTGTATTCTGCTGATACAAAACGATGTTAAGATTTGTAAATAAAACTATCGTTTTATAAATTCTAATTTATATCTTTCTGGCTTCAATTGTTGAACAATTATATCACAACCAACTTTTGGATTGCAAGTTCCACAAGTAAAAATATCTACGGCTGCATTTCCATTTTCTGGCCATGTATGAATGGAAATATGACTTTCTGAAAGTAGACACAAAATAGTGACTCCTTGGGGATTAAATTTCTTAAAAATAGTATTACATACAGTTGCCCCACTCGCAACTGCAGAATTTTCCAACAAATCTACTAAAAAATGCACATCATTTAGATGTGCATAAGAACAACCATAAAGATTTAATAGATAATGCTTCCCCATTATTCGACTGGATCTTCTTCGTATTCTTTGATGAGATCGGACACTAGAGTTTCAGTGCCATCCATAGTTTTAATTTCGTACAATGGCGACTTCATATATTTCTTAATTTTCTTATATTTTTTAATTAGATCCTGAACTTCGTCTTTATAGATGACGACATTAGGTTTATCAAATCCTTTACTCATTTCTTTTTCTTGTTTTCCTTTATCTTATAGCCCCAAATAGATGGTCGAGTTCTTCCATATCCGAAGTCTATTTTTTTGATATCACTAGATCCAAGTTTATCATAATAAAGATCAAAAACATCTACTTTCCTTTTTCCCCTACAAATATCAACATAATTATCATTTTCTATTCTATAATAAACCAAATATGCATCACTCGGAAGTGATGTATCTTTTATTTGATCATTAGTTGCATTTTGATAAATTAATTCACATCCATAGACAGAATTAATTTTTTCTACTTCTTCTTTCGACCATTCTATCATATCTTTTTCTTTTATGATTGTCTTCATGATCTTCCGCCCCATTGAATATCAGGATATGCTTCCTTAATAATTTGATGGCTTACTTTATATTTAGATGCCAATTGCTTATCTTTAGTAAGAATCAAAATTTCAGCTTCTAAAGGATGCAATCCTTCTAATAAATTGATAAACATGGTTTCTCTACGAATTTTAGACAGAGAATCATTTCCTCCTTTAATAAAATTATAAAAAATTTGATGCTCTTGTCTCAGTGATGTTCTTTGTGTAGCCATGTGAGAATCTAATTTACTTGGATTATTCAATTGCTTTTCAATACTATCAGAAAGCGTATCATTTCCTGATGTCTGTTCTTGTGAATTAGAATATGGAACAGGACCTTCTGGTAAAATAGAGGTCACACTTTCATCAAAGTTCCAAATAAAAATTGAAACGAGAGCATCATTACGATACTCTTTCAATAGTTCAATCTTTTTTTGGTTGGTTCTTTGCTTAGATACCAACTCAAGAATCTCATGTTGAAATGGATTTGGTTGTAATTTAACTGTTTTAGTTGATGTTTTAGTCGCTGTCTTCGTTGTCTTCTTCGTCTTCGTAATAGTCATTAAAATCTCCTTCAAATCTTAAGGCAAATATTTGGTCGGGTATCACATTTCCATTTTCATCAAAAAATTCTGGGTGCATGTATGGTAACTTGTTGCTCGAAATATATTGACTTACTGCCCAAACTATAAGTCCACCAACAAGGAAGAACAAAATTGAAACAAGAATGCTTAGTGTAATAGCTACTGAAACCATTGTTCTTTCTCCTAGGAATTTCTTTTTCTTACATGAAGTTCTATGCGAAAATGAAATTCTCTATGAAAAAGAGAAACCATTTTTGCATGAACAAAACTAAAAAAACTTGGTTCCTCCTTTTTTATTTTATCTTGGAGCATAAGCTCCATGCCTCTATTTATTCGTAATTTTTTTGCGTCTCCCCGGTCTTTTGTCATATATATATTTTTCTGTGTCAATCAGAATAGAATTAAGATAATTACGAATTTTACGAGCAATTGGTTTTGTCAAATGACCATATCCTTCTCTTAGTTGTTTATGTAATTCATCTTGTCCACCTTCTAAATATACATCTAAATCACCAACTAAAGATTTTAAATTTATAGCAGTACTGCTATTTAAAAATTCTTGTGCATCTACTCTTTTTGCATTTTTTCCTTTCAAGTATTGATAAAAATTCATTACAAATTTTTGTTCAGAAAAAACATAATCAATTGCTTTTTCTACATCAAAACAATACTCTTCCATTTATATGATTCCTTCTTCTTTCAAGTATTTTACTGTATCTGTACATCCCCCCAAATGACGATTATCCAAAATTACTTGAGGAAATGTAGAATTTAATCCAAATTCCGAATAAAAATCTTCTCTAGAAAAGTGTTCTCCTAAGTTATAGACAACATAATCAAGACTGGAAAGATCCAGAACTTGTTTAATTTTGTCACAATATGGACAACCACTTTTAGAATAAACTGTAAATTTCATAATTTTTTCCAATTTTAATGTTTAAAATAGATCACCAAAAAAATGAAGATCCATTTCCACCTTCTTTTTTCATGTTTTCGGTGAGTTCTTCTATTTTATCGGAAAATTCTTCCATCTTAATAATACGATCAATCCCCACGAGAAGCTCAGAAATTCCATGAGCAATATTAGATTTTTCCGATCTAGCAGCATTTGCAAGAGCAGCACGAAGATAACTTTGAGATTCTTCTAAATTTTCTTTTACATTTTTTGAAAGAGCCATTTTATTCTCCTAAATTGTTTTACTATTTTATAAAAATTAATAGTGTGGTTAACCACACTAATTTATTTGATTTTTTTCTCTTGGTAATTTTGCATCATGTCAATTCTATTTTGCAATTCATAAATTTCATTTGATGCCTCGACTGCTTCTTGCTCTAAAACCTCAACTCTTTTAGTTAATGTTTTAATCATATCTAATAAAGAATATTCAATTCCTGTAATATCATCTTTCATTTTCATGGTAAAATATTTTCCCGTAAGATTCATTTTCTTTTGATTTGACGAAATGGAATATTTAATGTGTCTTCATATTTTAATGGACATCCTTCGGTCGAACTAAATTTTGACACCCATTTAGCCAATAAAATTTTAGCATACTTCGATCGAATTGAAAATGCTTCTGCTCTAGTATTAAAATACTGTTGTGACTTTTTAGGTAAAGATTCGGCCTTCTCCAAAATAAAATATTCAAGATCATAAAGAGATTTCAAAAATTCATTTTTATTTTCTTCTGTGGGAGTTTCCACTAAATGATCAATCATTTCTAACATAATAAATTTTTTTCTTGGGATTTTTTAATTGCTTTTTGATAAATTTAGTTGCAGATTCCAACGAGTGAAATTTAACTATCCTCGGAAAAACCTCCATCTCCATAAAATTTAGCCAAATGAAAAATTTTTTATATTGCGGAAAAAAGCAAATTTCGCCACTTAGATCTGCTTGCTCTACTACTCGATATTTCATTTTGGTTTAGGCGACAGTATATTAGGATTTATTTTTTTGTCCTTAATAGAATTGATGCTTTCTCTTCGTTTGGTCTTTGAGACTTTATAGTCTTTCTTTTTTAATTTGTATCGAGCAACATATTTATCTAGGTGTTCTTGACAAACAAAATAACAAACTTTTTCTTGTTCGTCATTTTTATGTATTAAAGTCAAGGGGAAAAATTTATGAAATGGTAATACTTCAGGCTCTTCATTTTCTTTTTTTGTTTTCTTTTCTGGAACTTTTCTTTTACTTTGGGGTTTTACTTTAACTGATTTTTTCTTTCGCATTTATAACAGATCTGTAATAACGATTATAAGCAACAAAACGATTTATACTAGGTTTTGCCCCCAAAGATTCACAACATCTAATATAAGAGATAAATTCAAACCATGGTGCTGTTGGGTCGGTATCATTCATAAATTTTAATTAGCTTTCTTCTTTTAAGTGCGAATAATACAACATATCTTCACGATAACGAGTAATTATGGCAGAGGCAAACTCAACAAAATTATCCATATTATCTTGGAGTTGTTCTTCACTATTGTCAAAGTTGTTTGTAATTCGTTCGATCATTTCTTCACTTGGAAGCTGACACATCAAAAGAGAAAGAACTGCAATGATATATGAACCAATATTATGAGCAGGACTTACATCTCTCATTGCAATAATAGTGTCAAATGTGCTTGGAATTCCTCGACTTTCATCTCCATCATCATCTGCCCCATAAGAAGCAATGGCACCCATTCCACAAACCCAAATTAATTCAAAACACATAAAATTTTGATCATCTGGAGAAATTAAAATTAATTCTTCTTTTGATGGGATTGTTTTATTTCGAAGAGATTCAAAAATTTGTTCGGGGATTCCCTCAAGCTCAAACTCTGGCGGAATGCACTCAGACAAATCATGACGATTCATCAAACACTCCAAGAAACAATGAGTAAAATCTGTGATCTCCTCTCCTTCTTTTTTGATCTCATTGATTCGAGATTGAAGTGATTTTAAATCAAGTGAATTAGATTCGCTACTCATTGCTTTTTTGTTTCAGACTCCATAGTAGCATGAGACTGATGAGCCGTCAACTCTTTATAAAGTTCTTGTGCCAATTTATCATATTTGTATTTCATGGCCAGATTTGTGATTGGATTTTTTGGATGAAAAACAATCATCCAATAAAATCTTTCAAGTTTGATTTGCAATAATCTCAATGATAAAACAATTGCATCAGATACATTTTTGTCTACTGATATAACATAGATCAAAATGGCAAAAACAAACAGCGCAGAATAATAGAAGTTCATAGGTTAGATTCTCCTTTGATTGTATGCCTCAGATTTTCAAGATATTCAAGCGTAAAGTTTTGCCATATAGTAAGCTCAGAATCACATTCAAGTTTCTTTGCTTTTGTTCGGATGTGACTGTGTGGGGTTCTAAAATCCTCAATAAGAAGATCAATGGCTTCAAGTTGTTTATTTTTGTGTGTCATTTTGGATTATAATAGGACAGCTTGGGATTACTTTTTTTATTTCCTGAATGAATTCCGTCTTTTGTTTTGGAGTTAATTCAACTACATTTTGCAAACGATTGAATATTGCAAACGCTTGAAAACAGCTTATGATTGTAACAGAAAAAATTTCTACCATATAATATTTTATAATATTTGCTTTCTAGGTCTATAGACTCTTAGTTTTTGTTGAACTAATTGTGTTCTCCACTCTTCAATTTTATTTATTTTTTCTTCACTATAAAATTCTTGTTTTGGATACCACTCATATAAATCTATATGTGCTTTAGATCTATTACATGATTCGCAAGCACATACAACATTAGTAATATGATCTGTTCCGCCTTTAGCTTGTGGGATAATATGATCTATAGTTAGATTTTCTTCGCTTTCACAATATGCACACTTATATTCCCATTGATCTTTAATTGACTTCCTCCATAATCTCTTGGCCTCTTGCGGTGATGAGGTTTCTAAATTATAAAGATAGTCATCCGAAGATTGATAAATTTGCATTCGTTATGTGCGAACCTGAATTATTTAGATTTGGGTTTTCCAACATTAAATCCTAAATATATCAAATATATCGCAAAAGCAAAATTAATCCAGTCAATACTTTTTTCCATAAGTTTTTTATGTAGTTGATTTATTGTGACATATTTTAGGTTTTATGTAAAGATCTAGCCATGTAATTCTTTATGTGGCGTTTCATTTATATTTTTCAAGTGAGTATATTCCATTTTTTTCTACGATTGCTGTACAAGAATCGCACCAATCACCACAACACATATACAATAATTTATTAAAGTACCTTATGTTTCCATGGTGTATATGACCACAAATTACACCAGAATATTCCTCACTTCTCTTAGCGCAGAATGAAGCAATATCAGTTTCATATCGATTGATATAGTTTTTACCTCTTACAGTGTTTTTAAGAGCATAAACCAAAGAAAATCTAAAAAACTTCTCCAGAAATAAACTCAATGGAGTAATAATCTCGTATCCTTTATTAAATATTAGTTGCTTCCAAGATCCAGAAGAATACTCAGAATACTTATCTCCATGAATACAAAGTAATTTATTTCCCTTTGAATCTTCATGAATATATTCATCAACTATTTTGAAGTTCTTATGTTTAAAATCACAGTATCGACGAATTTGAGCTTCATGATTCCCAAGAATATAAACGACTTCTGTGCCTTTTTTTATTAAATTTATAATCTGGTGAACACACTCAGTATGTTCTTTTGTCCAACGAGTATTGTACTTTTCCATACAGGAAATGTCAATAATATCACCCACTAAAACTAACTTGTTAGTTTTTAGATTTTTGATAAAATTATAAAATATTTTTACATCGCATCTTGGCGTTCCTAGATGAACATCAGATAGAAAAACGGTATCGTAGACCATGATCAAAATCTTGATGGAATACTTATTTATTTAAATCCTCCACTCGTTTTTTTCTTTTTATCAAGCACTTCAATATGAGATAGGAATTGTGATGGTGCTTGTAACCAATATGATTGAACTTGTTCCCAGTCATCAAAAATCAATTCATTTTGATTGACACCAACAAGTTTATAACGATGCCTATCATAAGGTTTATCTGATGTTTGTTTGAAGAATTCGGGAAGTCCAGTCATAATAGTATCACAAGAAGTAGTGGGAACACAATAGAACTTATACCTATAAAAAACCCAGCCACTTCTGCGACGGGATTAATACTGCCACCTTCAGTCATTTAGTTTTTTGTGATTTTTGATATTTATGCGGTTTTCTATAAAGTCCAGGCCAAGTATCGCGGATAATATCTGCAAGTTTATATGGAGTCGTTGAGGAAATCATAAGGTATTTTTAGTCTTATAGTATGAGTCTTGTGCCAGTTTACCAATCGCCTTGTGCGACTGATGCAAGGAATAGAATAATTCCGAATGCTAGGAAGAATGTGAGAGTTGGGAGCATTTTATTGGTGCTTTTTCTTTCTTGACCAAGTTTTATTTTTACAGATTTCTTTCATTTTATTACTTTTTTTATTCTGTGTTTCTTCTGTGAAAACTTGTTCTGCTCTCTTTTTTCTTATTTTTTCTTTAGATTTTTCAGTATGCTGTTTACCAGCACATCCTTTTTTAGGACCAGATTTAAGATGCAATTTATATCCAAATCTAGAACACTCTTTAACTGCTCTCTTTATTTGGTGTTCTTTAAGTCCAAGTAAATCGGCAACTTCTTTTCTTGACAAACCAGATTGTCTATACTTTAAGATTGCAAGTTCTTGTTGTGTTGGTTCTGTTTTTTTAGAAGTTCCACCACCAGTGCTCACGCCCTTTTTATTTTCAGTTCCATTTTTCTTTCTCGCCTCATACCCCTTTCTTGCCCATAATATGCTTTCCTTTTCGTGAACTTGTGCATGTAGTTCTGGAGAATAGACATAAAGATGCTCTGGAATATTTCTCCCCCCTTTACATCTTGGCGGATTATGGTGAACATCCATACATTTCATTTGCTCATTAGTAAGTCCCCAATGTTTTTGGGCAACTTTTCGGTAATTGGAATTATTTGGAGATAAAACAATTGCGGAGCACATACAAAAAGTTATATTTATATTATTTAGGTCGGTTTGGAACATTAAAAAAAAAGAGACCTTCACAGGTCTCTTCATTATAGCATTAGTTGAGTTTTATATCAACCAATAGATGGAGAAGTCAAAGCAATTTCTGTAGTAGATACAGTCGCCCCAGTATGGGCATAAGAGACGCATTTATACTCCCATAGGTCTCGGTTAGCGGGAGTTACAACAGATTAAGAAATGTTTCGATTCCCTGACCTGTTGATGTATTTATCATAACACAAGGAACCCACCTCGTCAAGCCCCCCTATCAGGTCAAATCATAAAAACCAATAGCGCCAGTAATACCTGCAGAACCAGAAAGAGTTCTTGCAGCAACTGTGTATATATCACTTACTCCTGCCTGAGTGACTCCCAACTGTAAATCCCAGTTATAATCTTCTTCTGCTGAAACTATTCCTCTTGATTGATTTGATCCATAAACATATTCCAAATCAACAATTTGTCCAACCGTCATTGCAGATGCCGTAATGTCATATTCTACATTTTCACTTTCTACATTTGGAATATCTGTAAATGCAGCACCAGTTAGAGTTCCATTTTTAATAAGTGCAACTTCATAAGCAGCATTATTATCAAGAGGAAATGCTAAAACTTGCTTTGGAATTACAACTGCAAAGTTTCTTCCTTGTTTTAATCTTATTGATACAAGAGGTTCAAAGGATGTCCCTACTGTTGTGCCTGCTGTTCTTCTAGCAATATTTTCTGCTTTCTTTCTTTCATAACCACCATTAGACATAACACTCGCACAAATTTGTTTCATTATTGAAGATGAAGTTGTAATTCCAGTATTTTCAATTTCATAACGAATTGGAAGTGTTGCTGTTCTCATATAAACACTATCAATTAGATTTGCGTGATTGAATTGGTGTGCCGTGATAAATCTTCCGTCAATTGCAAATCCAACTCTTACAGAACCAACACCTAACCACTCATATTCGGAGAAAAGAATTTGTGCTTTGGTTAAATCTAATTTAACACCACTTGGATTACTTGTACTAAATCCAGTTCCATCTAAAGTGTCAATATTCCATTCAGATTGTGGAACAGTGATTGTTGTTAGTGTTCCAGATACTGATGTCCTTTTGATAATATTAATTTGAGAATCAACTTGTTCTAAGAATACTCCGTTTTCTGATGAACCATATCCAACTCTTTGAGTTAGATTTTCTTTTGGTTCATTAAAAACAAAAGTTTGCAATACTTGAAGAGATTTTCCTGGTTGATAAGAAAATGCTCTCATACTTTGACGAACTAATCTACATCCAGCAGTTGTTCCAATGCCTAAAGTTGCAGAACTTTGTGCTGTTATGAATCCAACAGTAGCACCAGTACCCACTAAAACATCATCAAAATCACCATCTTGAGCATATATGTGCGATGAGTCAAATAATGTTACTGGATTTGATACTTTTAATCTGCCAAATAAATCTCCACTAAATCCCTGACCCAAATCATCATAAATGTTTCCGTACCTATCGGCACGCATATAAACTTCAAAAAGACTTCTTTCTTGATTGAGATAGTCTTGATTATTCTTATTCCAAATAGCCATAAATTAGTCAATCCATTCTAGTTTTGATGGGTGATATCTTTTTACTTCTGTTACTTTATGAGAATTTTTTGTTGGTGTTGCCGGATATACATTATGAACAATTGCACCAGGATATTCATTCTGGATTTGTTCAGTTAACTTATCTCTTGTTGGTAATCCCGAAGAATCAGAATTCATTTCTATTCTATAAAGATTACCTTCCCACATAAAATCCGCATAAAACTGCTCACCCACAGAAGCAGGAGGTGGCTGATCGGATCCATTCACAATTAAAGTGCCGATAGAAGCACTACCAGAAATATTAACATTTTCAGAAAGAAACTGCTTATAAGTTTTCATATTTATTGAGATTCTTATGTTCTATTTATTCGAAGTTAAATACTAATAACTACAAAAACATTAATATGAATGACTTCCCCTGGGGCGTAAGTATTGGCCTTTTATCAATATTAATAGGAACATCATCATTTATTATTTACATAATGTTACTAGATAGAAAAGCAAATAATAAATAGCAAATAAAGGTAAGATTATGTTTGCATTTATTCTTGCATCAATTTATTCAGCAACTCCATTAGGTATTGGTGAAGTTCCAGGATTTCAGAGACAATGTGATCGTATCAGAATCCACGATAGACAAACAAATACTAATTGGATTTTATGTGTGAATGGAATTTATAAGTATCGTAATGGTAAACCACCAGAAGATAAAAGTAGACCAACTGATAAAGGTTCTGCGATATAAAAAAATAAATATTTCAAAGAACTTCACTTTCTTGAAGTAAAATGAAAACAGTATTTCTAGCGAGTTTAATTACATTAAGAATACTCACTAACGAAGGACTGATCTGTGAAAAACGATCTCCAAAACCAAAGAAACAACCTCCAGAAGTCACAAGATTCATCCGACGACCAGCAAAAAACGGTAAAAAGAAAAACACCCCTTTTGAATAGACTTATTCTCATTGTAGGGTGTTCTATCGTTTTATTTGTTGGACTTAATTTTTTGAGTTGCAACTTCATGCTTCCAGGAAGTATTCAACACGCAAACTCATTAGGACTACTAAAAAATCCTCCTCCAACAGATTGCAAAGAATCTGAGAGAAGAGGATATGAAGTATTACTTACAGTATTGACGACTGTGATTGCACTCAAAACAAAAATGGAAGACTAATCACATTCAATAATACTATCTCTCCACTCTTCACTCATATTCACCATAATTGCTTCTGCTGCTTCTGGTGTTTCAGCATATCCTTCATCAAGTAAGTGTGAAAGGATGATGTCGTAGAGGTCTACTTCTTCTCTTAAACGATTACCTCTTCCCACATGTGCAAGTCCTCTTTCAGCATCAGTCATATTAGGACTGTCCCTTTTACCTGCAACAAAGTCTGCAAATCTTTCTCCTTTATTACCTCTATCCCGGTCAGCATCAGTATGAATATTTGTTCCATATGGTCTTCCCCCTCTTCTAATTCTTCTTCTTGGTCCGTGCAGATTAGTATCTCCTTGGGAACGAGCACCCGCATTTCCAGATAATTTTGAAAGTGCTTTTCTTTTTGGATCATCCATTTCATAATTAAACTTTTTTATATCTGATCTTCGTGAAAGTCTTGAAGATACTTCGCCAGGTTTTAATCTATATTTTTTTCTTAAATCATCACC